AACATCGAAATACTTGAATGGGACGATGACAACAACGATTAACAGCCCTCACAGGTTTGACGCCGTGGTGTCTCCTGTTTCCACAGACACAGATACCCCAGCCTCGACTCTCCACTGTGCGGGGTTGTTAATAGGGGGCGCGATTATTTCCGCATCCCACGGTAATCGCGTCCCCGGCTTAGGTCGGTAGTGTAATGGTAGCACACACTTCAATAGCATGAGTGAGGTATGGGTTCGACTCCCATTCGACCTTTATGAGATATAGATTCCAAGCTCCACTAACTAAAAAGCCTGTGCCACCTACGCAGCAAAATCCGCGTAAGGTGGTTACTGGTACTTCACTTGAAGCTACTGGTCATGCTGAAATACCTGCGCCTGATCTTGGTGCTGAGGAAGGCTCTAGTTACGTAGCTCCAACTACTAACCCGCCAGTTGAGCAAGTACCTGAACTGTCGTCACCTTACCAGCGGTCGGTGGCGTATGCTCGCATGATGAACGACTCGTCTGTGGATGTTAGTGTGAGAGCCTGGAAAACGCCAGTGTTGGGTGCTGAGTTCTTTGTCGATCCTTACAGTGATTCACCGCTTGACACTGAAGTGGCTCAGTTCATCTGGAGTAACTTGGCTGGTGGGCTTGAATCACCTTTGCTTGAATCGCTGCAAGACATCCTTCATATGTGTGAGGATGGATACAGCGTAATGGAGAAAGTCTACGAGAATCGTGAGTGGACGCCTCCAACTAATGCAGGTGATCCTACAGGACAGACACAACCAAGCGGGAGTAGCTTTAGGAATGCTAAGGTCTATACGATGCTAGACTCTCTAGGATTCCGACCTACCAACACGATCAACGACATACAGTACGACAATAACGGGAAGCTAGTCCAGCTTACACAAGGTGCCATACAAGCGGATCATAGCGTTAAGGACGTAGATATCAAAGCTGAGAAGCTCTTGGTGTTTACGCTTAATCGCAAGGGCAGCGACATCACTGGTAAGTCGATGCTCAGGACTGCTTACCCACACTGGTACTACAAGACGCATTTCTACAAGATCGACGCTATTCAGAAGGAACGTCATGGTATTGGTGTGCCACGCGGTAAGCTGCTAGCTGGCTACAGCGAGAATGATAAGGTAGCTCTGCGTAATATGCTGAGGAATCTCAGGACGAACGAGGAATCGTTCATTATGCAGACTCCTAACGTCGAGATTGACTTTGCTGAAATGAAGGGACATCTAGTAGATGTCATAGCATCGGCGGAACATCACAGCAACATGATTCTGCTGAATGTCATGGCTACGTTCCTTGGCCTTGGTGCTGGTACTCATGGTAGTGGTGGAAGTCGTGCAGTAGGTTCGACACAGAGCGATATGTTCATGAAGTCGCTCAAATTCATCGCTGAGTATATATGCCAGGTCATCAACAATGATGTGATTCCTGAGCTGGTCGTCTACAACTACAAGACGACCAACTTCCCACAGATGAAGGTAAGGAACGTTGGCGAGACACGTGACCTACAGATGCTTGCTTCTGGACTTGCGAATCTTATCGCACAGGGCGGCATCACTATGGATCTTCCCACAGAACAGTGGATGCGTCGCACATTCGATATGCCTGCGAAGCAAGCTGGTGTTGCAGCATATCAGCCTCCTACTAGGGAAGTCATACAGGTTACAGGTACCCAACCAAGCACGACTCAGGGTAACGGACACTCAACTGACACAACTGCACAAAAGGGTAACGTCAAGCCTGAGAATCCGACCACAGGACAGGGAAATGTCGGTAAGCCCCCCTCAGCTCAGTGACAAGTTACATGAGAAAATGTATTTCTCATGGGCCGGAAAACTGTGGTACCTAATGAATCTGTCTGCTGACGGTGATATGGCGTTCGTCGAGGATTGCAGGACTGAGAAGGTTCGCTGGATAAAGACAGCTCTCTTTGAAGATGAGTGTAAGGAGGTGAAACTAATAGAATGCTAGAGACTGCAATCGCAGAGGTTCCGCAGGATTTGAGTGAAGCCGTACAAGATGACGGTGTGTGGATAGAGGCATTACCAGCTAGACTCTATACAACGCCTCAGTACGGTGAAGTGCCAATTCCCGTAGATAAGTTGCAGCGAATGATTACGAACTTTCGACAGAACGTTCGTGGTCAGGAGATTGCTACAGACTACGAGCATGGCATAGATCCCACCAAAGGTCTACAGGCTTCTGGCTGGTACAAGGATTTTGATATTCGCCCATCTAGTGATGATCCCAACCAAGTCTCGTTGTTTGCTAAGGTTGCATTCACGGATGATGCGAAGAAAGACATCAAAGACGGCAAGTATAAGTATTGGTCGTTAGAGTGGGACGACGATTACATGACAGACACAGGGCATACCGTGGCTGACGTGATAATCGGTGGTGGTCTCACGAATAGGCCAATCGCCAAACGTACCATGCCGATCAACTTCTCGGAAGCTATGTGGGACGAGCTAGATGAAGAAACGCAAAAGCAATTCGCTGTATGGACAACGAAATACGTCAATTCGTTGCCCGACTCAGCGTTTCTTTATATCGACTCAAATGGTAGGCATCTTCCGTATAAGGATGCGTCGGGGAAGATAGACCTACCACACTTGCGTAACGCTGCGGCACGTGTCAATCAGATCAAAGGTATCTCGTCAGCTACAGTCTCTCGTATCTTGGCGAGAATCAAGAAGCTCCTTGGTAACTCTAGCAAAGCTAGTGAGCTAGCTGAGAGATACAACGTGGACTTCGATACAGCGTTGTTCATGCTCAGTGAAGCAGCTATGGAGCATTCTGATCCTGGCATAGCTGCACCGCTTTACGCATCTGCACAAGGTCAGCCAGATCCCGGTACTGGTGATTTCATACCACGTGTCACAGGTGATCCTGCTGCTGATGATCCTGCTATTGGCAATCTTTGGAGACGTGATCCACTTCCGAATACTGCCGATATCCCTGGTGACGAGCCTATGACTCGTCAGCCTAGTGGACGTGAGCTAAAAGATGGTGTCATTCATCCTAGTAAGCAGTTTGCGGAGACTCGCAAGTTTGCTGCTAGTGACACTGATGAGCCTCATCTCTCAAAGGCGATAAGTGAGCTAACAGCTTACATCGCTAGTGAGAAGCAGGAAAGTGAAACTGGCAATGCCAATGACATTGCCAAAGCTACAAGACTCCTAAGTGAGTTGAAAGCCCTGCTCGCTGAGGAAGTGCAAGAGGAACCAGCCGAAAAGACTATGGCAGAAGTCATAGCTTTTGCAAATCACGTTATATCGAAGGGAGGGTATATGCCTACGCTTAGTGAGCAGGAGGTTACTGAGCTGAATGAACTGCTTAGCGTCGATGACATCGAAGCTGATGGTGTGTTTATGCCAGCAGTTCGCACAGCTTTCAGTGAACTGAAGGCTCTGAAAGAGACTGTTGGAGCTACTAGTCAGGAGAAGGAGTTTTCTGAGAAGTATCCAGACTTGTGGCGTCAGCATAACGAGTTGCTCGACTCTAACAGGGCCGGTACTGCTAAGACGTTTGCTGAATCTGTTAGCAGGATCAACAGAGTAGCAGGCGTGGAAGGCGATGAAGTCAAGCTAGAGCCTACTCGTAATGGGCTGTCTGCTGCTGCGCTAGATCAGATTGCTGAGGTTCACAAGAAGTTTGCAGAGGGTACTGCAACTCTTGCAGATTTCGAGGAAACCGTCAAGACAATCACCAATGGTGGAGTTGTTGAGTTCGGTGAAGTTGGCTCGTCTGCGCCTGGTGAGGAGCCTATCGAAATCGACTCTACTACTGCACAGGGTATTGCAAACGCCCGCAAGTTGTTTGCTGAAAAGATCGGTGAGCTACAGACCAAGGCACCCGATGACAAGCCACTTTCGTTTGAGGATGCTGTTAAAAAGGCTGGCGAGCTGTATCCAGAACTCGCAGCCGCGTATCGTGCTACTGCTGCCTAAAGGATTGGAGGTGATTAGTTAAATGCCGTGGGGAAACTACCAGCTCGATAAGGGCTTTGTTGTAGCGTCTGGACAGACTCTAACAAAGTTCAGAGCTGTTAAGCTGAGTGGTAACAGCGAGGAAGTTACTCCTGTGACAGCTATCGCCGACAGTCCTATCGGATTTGCACAGTTCGGTGTAACTGCTGCTGAGGTACTGCGTGGTAAGGGTGCCTCGATACGTGTGTGGGGAGTAACTGAGGCTGAAGCAAGTGCTGCTATTGCTATCGGTCAGTTGTGTACCCTTGAAACAACTGGACAGGTAAGTCCACTGGTCGGCGCAAGTGGTAAGCGTATCGTTGGTCAGTGTGTCGGGTCACCAGCTACAAATGCTGGTGATAGAATCGCTCTGCTGCTGTTCCACGGTGCAGCTCTCGCATAAGAAGGAGGTGAATCTGACTAATGTATGATCCTGGTCTACTTTATGTAGATCCAATCCTCACTAATCTGAGTGTTGGATTTGCAGACCCAACTGTATACGGTGAGCAGATCATGCCCATCACTCCTGTCAATACACAGTCGGGAAAATACAACGTGTTCGACAGGTCGGATTGGCTCCTTTACGAGTCTCGCAGGGCACCGGGAACGGTAGCACACGAGATTCAGGGTAGGCGCTGGTCTACGGATACATTCGAGACTATGGAACGCTCTCTACAGGTTCCTATTCTTGATGAAGAAAGGCAGATGCTAGAGTCGCAAGGTGGACTTGCAAATCCTGCCTTCGGTGGTGCGCTACAGATAGATCCAGAAGCTGATGCTACTAAGCTAGCGATGCGTTCTTTGCTGCTTGGTCATGAGGCTAAGGTTAGTGCGTTGGTTCGCAACATCGCAAACTATCCGTCTGGTAATTACGTTACGTTGTCCGGTACTAGTCAGTGGGACAACTACACGTATGGTACTGCTGGTATTCCTTCAACAGTCGTGTCTGATCCTGTTGGGAATATCATGTTGGGCATGAGGACTATTCGTACTCTGACTGGTCGCTGGCCCAACACGTTGGCCATTCCTTCGTATGGTATGGCATTCATCGAGAACCACCCACGTGTGGTTGATAGGTTCAAGACGTTTAGCCTGTCTCAGCCGGATGCTTTCCAGGTTCTTACTGGTTTTGAAGGTAAGATCCTCACGGTTGATTCGATGTATAACGCAGCACAGAACATAGACGCTACTCCGTCTATGCAGTTCTTCTGGGGCAAGGATGTATGGCTCGGTATTGTTGATCCTACTCCTGGCCTCATGCAGTTCACGTTCGGTAAGACGTTCGCAGAAATCTATCCTGATGGTAGCACTAAGCCTACGGATAGGTGGCGTGAGGAATCACGCAAGGCTGACATCGTTCGTACTAGCTTCAAGTACGATCTGAAGATCGTGTCAAGCGTTGCTGGTTACTTGTTCCAGAACGCGTTTAGCGCAGGTGCTTGGTAATAAAGGAGGTGAGTTAAACACATGGCTGATGTTTCGTGGTCTACGTTCCCTATTGGCGATCATCCTAGCGAGTGGATTCGCCCTGGCGATGATGTAAGCCAGTCTGATCTTGATGTATCAGATGAGGAATATGCGGAACTACAGGCACTCGGAGCAATTCGTGATGTTCCGTACCCGATCCCTCGTGATGATGCTGGTAACTACCAGTACCAGGGATCACCACGTGAGTATGCTCTGGCACAGCTTGCTAAGTTGTCGCAGGAGGAGTACGACGCTAGTGTAGTCAATGTCGGTGTTGTTCCACAGTTGCAGGCACGTGCTCAGGCAGCTATGGATGAGACTGGCTATGATGAAACTGCGCCTCCTAGTGATGAAGTAATGGCTGAGCAGGCTGCTGCTGAGGAAGCACAGGGCACACGTCAGACTGGTACTCCAAAGGAGCCAGTGACTAATAAAGCTGGCTCTAGTGCGGCAAAGAAATAGGTGAATGTCATGGCAGATGAAGGCATTTACCACGGTCGTCTAATGGCAGATGGTCAGGGTAATCTGCTTGCAGATGAGTCCACACTTGATGCTGCTACTGGTGATGCTACCTATGGTGAGAATCATGGGAAGCCAGTAGCCTATCATGAAGGATCGTACATCTTCTTGAAGAAGGGTGAGGATTCACACAACAAGCGACATTCAGCTGGTGAAACACTTGAAGTCGCTGGTACTACAGACGCATCAAACCCTGGTGAGGAACATCATGAAGTTCCAGCAAGTGATGATCCTCATGTTGATGATGAGGGCAACGTATCGCTGATGTTTGATCCTGACTCAGTAGCTGCTACTGTAACAGGTCATACTGATGCGTACTCCGGGGGTGGTGAGGAATAATGGAAGTCACTCCTAGTGGTATTGTGTTGCCTGATCTGATAGTGCCACAGCGCAGGCTCATAAAGCCACGTAGTCTCTGGTATCCCACAAGGGATGGACTAGAGTTGTCGTGGAGCGACCTACCAAAAGACGTAAGGAAGTTCTATGACAAGTGGCTCAAAGCACCCACAAGAGAGGCAAAGGATCTCGTCGTGCAAATGGCGGGATCAATGGCAAACTTCTCAAGCAAGTCGATGCAAGACTCAGTGTGGGGTAAGACGGCGTTTACCGCAGCCGTCACGATCTACGCTGGTCTATGGGCCGCTACGCTAGACGATACACTTGCTGGTAATACGGCATCCGAGTGTGCATATACCAGCTATGCACGTCTAGCCCTTACGAATAACACGACTATCTTTGCAGCGGGATCGGGCACGACCACGTACTCAAAGACGTGGCCTTCTGATGCAGCTAAGTCGTGGGCAACATCTACCGGAACTGGCACCAATAACACGGTGACGTATCTTGGTGTCCTTGACGGTAATGCAGGAACGTCTGCGGATCATGGTTACTGCTGGTGTTCGATCACTTCTACAACGATCAACTCTGGCGATACTCCGCAGCTTGCACAGAACGCGGTAACGGTAACACAGGACTAAAGGATTAGGGGCTAGCCAGCTCACAGCAACTAGCCCCTAATACCCCACGTTTGGAGAGAGCGTGTTACTTGACAGAACAAGATCCGATACGGGATAATGCCTCTCTTAACGCTGAGGTCGATTCGTTGTGGACAAACGCAGAACTACAAGCTAAGCGAATAAGACACATTGAAAAGATGCTTGATACTCGCGCAACACCACTGTGGAAGAGAATCATCTTTCGTATTGATGGATGGTCGTCTTGGACAGTGGTGGATGATGAACCTAAGTGGCGTCCGTGGCGTAGGTGGTGGCGTAGCTAATGTCTAAACAGATGTATATGACAACGCAGGTAGCTGCCTCTACGATAACTGGCAATCCCGACGCAAAGCTAGATGGGACTACGCCCGCTGGTTGGTATTACTATGGTTTGTCTGAGGTTCGTGGTAATGCAATGTCAACCTACAACATTAATACTGTTGCAGGGCCGACTAACGGTCTTGAAACAATAGTAGGTGCACTACCAACTGAATGGATCAGCGAACCGTTATCCGCAGCGTTTACGATCGCTGGTACAATCACGTTAAATCTTTGGGGCCTAGAGAACAACATGAGCGCCAACGCGGCTCTGAATGTTGCGATTGACAAAATCTCTGGCGTAGATAATTCGATAACTAGAATTGCTACGAGTGCAAACGCAACTGAGATGGGTACCACGGCCGCTGCTGCTAACTTCACTGTGACTCCAACATCTACAGCTGTAGCTCGCGGTGATCGCATAC